ATGGCAACTCTTAAACTTACAATTTTCAAAGCAAAAGTTTTAAAGGACGGGAGGCATAAAATAAGAATAGCCGTATGTCATAAGAAAGAGACATGTTATATTGTAACACGTTTCATTATTGATAACTTGTCGCAGTTTAAGGATGGACAAGTAACAAAGCGTCCTGACGCTTCAATTATTAATTCCAAGCTAAGAAGCATGATGAATGATCTACAGGATAAATTGGATGAAATAAACCATCAATCACTTTATTCTTGTAAGCAAATTAAAGATATGCTTATATCTGGCTTGGATTCGAAAGGAAAGCATAATATTACTTATCAAAAGGCTTGCAGTGATTTTATAAGTGAACTGAATTCTGAAGGAAGGGAAAGTTATGCTGTATTAATTGAAAGAAGTTGTCGATATTTTACGGAGTTCACTAGGGGAGAAATACCTATGTCAGATATAACTCCAAATATGATTGAAGGATTTTCAAAATACTTGAAAATAAAAAGGAACATAGGGAATACAACAATTGGGATGATGATGTCTCAAATAAAAGCTGTTATTAATAGAAATATAAATTCAGGTTATGTCAGATATGATATACATCCATTTGTGAACAAGAAAATTCCTAAATCTCCAGTTCGCGAAGTTGATATATCTTTGGAAAGCCTTAATATGTTAAGGTGCAGTAATCCAAAAGAGAAAAAATACATTGTTGCAAGGGATGTATTTATGCTTTCTTTTTATTTAGGAGGAATGAATTTAATAGATATAATGAATACTCGTTTTGTTAATGACAAAGTAGATTATGTCAGAATTAAAACGAGGCTTAAAACGGAAGCCGAACAGCATTGCCTACTTCCAATTACCGAACCTGCAAAGATGATAATAAATAGGTGGATAGATAATAAGACAAAAAAACTGGATTTTGGATATAAATTTTCGTATCATAATTTTTCAAGGTATACATGCCGATCTCTTGCTACATTAGCAAAGGATTTGGGAATAAAAGAAAAGGTAGTCTTTTATTCTGCTAGAAAGTCCTTTGCTCAATATGCTTTTGATTTAGGAATCCCCGATAATGTAATAGACTATTGTCTTGCTCATTCAGACAAGGGTAGGGGAATTGTCAGGTATTACACAAAAACTCGGTTTAAGCAAGCTGAAATAGCTATAAATAGGGTTATTGATTATATTAATAATCCTGATAAATACAAGGAATATATTGAAATGAAAGCCGATATAATGATGATGAAAGGGTAGGGGAAGGCAGCTTATTCGGCTGCCTTCTCTATTTCAATTCAACAGGTTCATCCTCCCATGTTAGTTCTCGTCCAAGGATTTTCTTTATTGTACCTTTGGGGAGTTCGATGCATACATCATTATGCGGATCATAGTCCCAACATTCTTCGTCTCTATAGGGTTCTTCGTCTCCTCCTCTTTCACAATAGACTTCACATTCAATAATACGTTCAGTCCCATCTTTGTCAACACATAAGTAAGTCATATTATTTTCCTTTCTCTATCTTTTCTCTAAATGTTCTCAATTGGTCTACAGTCGGGTAAAACGTAGGATTCTCCCAATTCCTCGAAATCACCGCTATCATCGAATCAAGGTATTTTCCGCAATCGAGAATCTTTGCGCATTTATCCAGCTGGAATTCCCCGACCGGGTATCTCTTATTGTTGAGCGTTTCTTTAGCCCAAGTTAGCAACTCGTTTATTGAGTCGTAGTCGTATTTCTTTTCTTCTGCCATAATGTTAGTTTTCGGCAAAGGTATAAAAAATCCCCGACTACATAGCCAGGGACAAACACAAAGATATAACCCTTGCAATAATCGCAAGAGGAATCAGCCAGTACAACCACCTTTCTAGGCGTTCCATAGCATCACCAGCAGAAGCCGGCAGAAATCCGAGTGATACCGGTCGTCGGCCTGTGAAATCAAATCATCTATGTAGTCTTTTTCTCTCATTTTCGACTGTTACATATATTCCTGCCAAAATGCCCCTTAATATCTTCGACATAAGTTTTTCCTGCAATGTTCACATAAGAAGTTCTTCGCTATCGGGAACATCTTCTGACCTACCTCACCGGAAAGATATTGGGCTTCCTCCCCGTATGGGTCAATATTGAATGCTTGTGAGATATGCCGGCACAAGTGCCCTTTTTCGTGATCCCATGAGTTTTGGAACTCTCCCGGGGAAGAAGTGAGAGCAATTACCATCACAGTCTCACGCTCCTCAAAGTCTGAATAAGTAAGACCGGTATTGAGAGCCCCGGAAGAGAGGTTTCTGTATGCCTGTTTGAAATCTTCCCCTCTACAACCGATACGGTGAAGTTCGCACAGAATCTCACTGGTCCAGTAAGTCGTTACGGCATAATACACCCTAACTCTCCAATCATATTTCGGTATGTAGAAATCCTGGACTATCATAATCAGAGCATATCATCCCACATTATAGGTGTGCCACTTCCGATACAATCCGCATAGAAACGGGTAAAAGGAAGTCCGTCATACCCGTCTGGATCATCTATGTAATCCTTCAAGAATAATGCCAAACGGGATTCATCTGTAATGGAACTCTTATAATAATCAGCTTTCGCCATATTGGCTACATATACGCAATCGTACCCGGCATCTTTCTCCAGTTTAATTCCGTATTTTTTCAGAAGCTCCTCCACCTCTTCCTTTTTGATCGGAACGAGTTTTTCCTTCTGCTTGGTAGTCTTGTTCTCAACTTCCATTTTAGAAACAGCCCATTCGCACATCTTCTTAGAGAAGTGCCAGCCGTATAATGACAGATAATTTTTCATTGCCGGCGGCATCTTGTCATACACATCTAGTCTTTGTCCCATAATAATTGCTTTATTAGAATAAGAGGGGATTTCTCCCCTCATACGATTAATAGAACTCACCGTTTGAGCGTCTGCGTCTGCGCTCTCCCATATCTCCGTACATAGGGGATTCCGGGAAATAACCCGGCATACGACGCTCGTTCATGCCATCGCTGTCGTAGCGTCCATTCTCACGGAATCCCATTCCACCGCCACGCATTTCACTCATGGCCTTCTCATAACCATGACGACAACCTTCACGATAAGCTTCTTCGATTTCGCTTTTTCCTCTCATTCCGAAGTCACGATCATATCCATCATGCTCTTCTCTAATTGTCCACATTCCCATATTATTTACTGTTTTTAGATGTCTCCTTTGTTCCAAGCTGTTCCATCAGTCGCTTATTCATTTCCATAAGGTCCGCCATATTCTTGCTCATTTCGGACATTTGACCTTTTAATGATGCTATTTCCTGCTCCTGTCTTTGCTTTTCTGCAAATTCAGGGTTAAGAATGGTTAGCATCTTGTCGCAGCCGGCAATCACGCTTTGATGAAAATCTATGCTGTTCAGAATATCAATGCTTTTCTGTTTCATAGATGTAACTTCCGAGTTCATTGCATCACGGGAACAGGATAATACAATATTACCGTTCTGTCCAAAATCCGCAATATCTCCTCCTGCCGGAAGATTCTGAAAAGTTGTGTTTTGGCCACTTATGTTAATTACAATATCCACAACCATTTCCGTCTGGGGAATTTGACCAATAGGAGTAGGCATAGGGTACTTGGGTTTAGGAGCCGAAACACTGACTACTGATCCTATTTCAATATAAGGATTCGCATCCTTATGAAGAATATACAACTGATTATTTGCTCTTAACGATTGAAACATAGTGATTGATTTAATAGGGCTACCGCATTACACGATAGCCCGTGTTTTTACTTACTTTTTGCTGCTACCGCTTCCGAAGTTGGAGCTGCCGGAGTAGTCGGTCTATATCCTCCATTTACCAGATACAATTCGTTTGTATACTTGTTATAATGGATTTCATAGATGCCTGTACCGGCTAGGTTGGCGACTGTTACAGGCTCGTTATTGTAAGCCATCAACGGTCTTGTGTCCCCATTGGTCCCAATCAGTACAGGAAGCGTTGTTGCCGTCCCGGAAGGGATAGGCTGGCGAAGATTAACATAGAACCCTCCTACATAGTCCCGATTACGGAACGCATGATTAGGGAGTTCCAACGTCACATTCTCCGTGCCGACCGTTACCGATACAGTAGGCAAGGTGTTTAAGTTCACCCGCCCAATGCTCGGAAACAGAAAGGGGAATCCTGTAAAAAAGTTAGGCCACATAATTACCTCCTTTCTTACCGGATCAACCCCAGTAGTTATTACAACCGCATCCGCTACGTCCGTATGCTGCGTCACCGGCATAAGCACCGAAAGCAGCCGCACGGTAAGTATCCATGTTTACACCGACAATGTTAGGGTATTGAACCGGAACTGTGTTAGGCAACTTGCATTTGATTCCATCAACATCGCTTTGCAATGCTTGCAATCCAGCCGCAAGAGGTGCAATCTGTTGACCTACTGCATTTAAAATTGTAGCATTTTGGTTACGTTGGGAGATTTCAGCAGTAAGGGTTGCCTTTTCCGCAGTAAGAGATGCAATCTTGTCCTGCAATGCCTGATTCTGCATAGCATCCAACTTGGCAATGATAGCCTGCGTATTAGCTGTTGCACTGTCACGCAAAGAAAGCGTATTTTGGTTGGCTGTGTTGACTAATGTATTAGTCTGGTTGCACATTGCAAGCTGGCTCTCATATCCTTGTGTGGCTACAAGCTGCTTCATGTCGCAGCAACAGTTGCAAATTTGAGATGTCAGAGCGTTGTTGCCCTGCATAATTGCAGTAAGGATGCTGTTGGTGTTCTGACCCATTTGGTTACCAAGCCCACAGATTGCCTGTGATACGGAGTTAATACCGGCAAGGATTTGATCGGAAGAAGTGTTCACGGCTTGTGCCAGTGATGCAATGTCGACACCGTTTCGGTTAAGTGTCTGCATAATCATCTCCCTTCCTTCGTTCGCTCCCTGATTATTATTGCCGCCAAAGCCGAAATTACCATTTCCGAAAATAGCTGCAATCACAATAAGCGCAATGATGTCTTGAAAACCACCATTGTTACCAAAGAAGCCACCGTTGCCATTGCCGCCTCCAAGCAGACCCATCAGGTAACCGGTGTCAACTCCTCTGTTTTGCAAAGACGGAAGAATAGAAGCAAGCAGGCCGTTTCCTGAAGCCGCTCCACCGTCCTGATTAAAAACGTACGTTCTTTCCATAGAGATTTATACTTTTTATTACGGTCAATATCAACCGCACACAAAAGTATATATTAGCGATATCATAAATCAGCACTCATTTGCAAGCGATTTGCGAATATTTTGCAGATATATTGCAATCATTTTGTTTGTATTTTTGCGGCTCTCGAAAGTGGATATAAGATAGCGTATACTGGCAGATGTCTTATGAAGTAGAGCGGCTATCTGTTCAGGATATAGACCGTATTCAGTAAGGAAGAATACTACGATAGAGCGGGCATCGACAACCTCGGTCACTTTGCTTGATGAAAGGATTAGTTCAGCAGAAACTTCTGTTTCTTTTCCTACAAGGTTCAATATTTCGGCAAAAATCTCTGACTTACACATGGTAATTAATTTTTTTGTTGTACTTTTGCCCTTGCCAATCGAATTATACAGAACAAAGAACAAAAGCATGCTGAATAATGTTAAGGATATTATAACCCCTGGCACATCTTCGGCATGCTTTTGTATGTTTAAAAGTTCGATTGGCGTCAACTTTTGTGCTAGGGGTTCTTTTTACTCTGTCCCCCAAAAGAGCTACATTTGTTATGATAACCGGCCTTCTACTTTACCGGATAAACTTAGTGCTTAGTATTAATTAATGTATCATTTTATCCTCCTTTCCTTTAAAACCTTTTTCCAACGGAAATTGTTATATAAGTGAAACTTAAACTTTTCATACCGGAAACGGTCTGCGAAGATAGTTAGTCCGGTAATTACCACATAAATAAGTTATAACTAACTCCGGCTCCTATGTACCAACCACCCGGATAACTATATCCTGCCTGCAAGCCTAATCCCCATCGTTTCTTCTTCTGTAAAGGCGGGAAAGTAATAATTTTATTATCCCTGTATATTTCCATAGAATCAAGGTTGGGATTATACCCACTGACTACCGCCCGGTAATCATCCGTCTTATACTCCTTGCTTGTAATCGGTATAAGTACCGGAATTGAATCGCCTTCTACGGTTCTATCAGTAGTAGTATCTATCAGGATCGGTAGATATACCGTATCGGTACGCTTTAGAGTTTCCCTTACCGGTTTGGGTATTGTGTCTCTTATTGTGTCCCGGATATGTACAGTATCTCCCTTAATGTACACCATTGACGGATCGTGCGGATTACACTGCATCCACACGATCACGCCAAGCAACAGGCAGACTAGTATCCAAGGGAGGGACTTCATAAAACACTATCGCTTGAAGACCACTCCGAACTTGCCAGCAAAGTATTCAATTCTTCGCCTTCGTATACCGGATAAGGGTAAACCGGCTCTTGCGGAGTCTCCTCTTCGTCCAGTAACGGCAAAGTCATGATACTTGGGAACAACTTTTCATAGTGATCCAATTTCATAATCACCTGTGTACCGTCAACGCTCTTTCTCGGAACCAAGTGCAGTTCATCGAGTACCTCCTGCGGTATCTCGTTCAAATTCGCTGTGGGGAATGTAATGTATTTCATAATCAAATCTAAACAGATATTGTATATTATAAGATTTGTCTGGAAGTTTACAACGTGCGTAAGAATTGCTCAATAAATGTGCTTTCGTACTCATAAGCTTCAGAGTTAGGATGCTGGTTCGTTGAGCTTATCCTTTGAGCATTTAATCTTGCATTCTTTGCCGCATCGCATATTGCCGGATTTGTGCTGCGCAACATCATAGGAGTACGCTCGTCACCATTTAGGTCGATATATGGGATTCCCCATTTATTTGCAATTTCTATCTCTGCTTGACGATATTCGTCAAGTCCCAAGCCATTAGAAACAATTATACCAATATGAGCAAATGGGCGATTTATGATTAACCAATTAAGCACTGTGTTCCATGCACCATAAAATGATGTTATCTCTGTGCTATCAATAGTTCCCTTATCTGCTATTACATTTACACCGTAACTCTCGTCATCATCCCCGATACCAATAAGATGCGTGTCGTTTATTCCAAGATAAATGGTGATATAGTCTACGTCTTCGGCAATTTGCTTGTACAAAGCGAGCGGTCGGTCTTCTCCTTCGTAGGTCAGATAGTTACGACTTGCATTATAAGACCAATCTAATTCTGTATTTTTTTGGCGAGGAGTGCAGATAGTGCGCCCACCCTCAAATAAACGCTGGATGTCCATTTCGTTACGTCGCCCAATAATATACGGATAACTCTTATTCTCTCCCTCATATATACCATCTTCAAAAACCCCAACTCCTCCACCAAGAGTAAACGAATCACCAATAACAGCCCATTTTTTACCCCTTAAAATATTATCAGAAAATGAGAGTTTTTGTGACGTGATACTATTGTCTTTTATGCAGACTTCTTTTAATAAGGCACTTTTTTTGTTTATGTGAAAAGTACAGTTTTTTTCGTCAGTATTTCTGTAATTAAATCCAATATGAGAAACACCTTCTGGTATCTCAATTTCATAGTTTGACAACTTGCCAGCTACTTCTGCTATCACATCTCTTGACCAAACACCATCTACGAAAAAGTTTACAATTACCTTGCCGTCAGAAAAAGCCTGTATATTTTCAAATTTTGCTGTTATTGCGCCAGAAGGAATCTCTACTTTTGAATGAAGCACAGAAGAAGAACTAGAATTGGATACATGCCCATTTGCTGCATAATAACCACCCTCCGTCACCAAAACTGGAGACTCATAATAATCTAAATAGCCTTCGTCAAATGTCTCGTTAAAGTTTCCATCAATCGCAGCAGCTAAAGTGCCCCACGATTGTTCATTGTCTTTTGCTATATCAAATATCTTTTCCATAATATCATTCGTTTTTAATTAATGTTTCATTTGAAATTAAAGTTGAGTTGCTTAGTTGGGTGAGGATTCCCCAAACATTTCCTTCTATCCCTACATACTTATTCAGCTCTTTAATCTTATCGTCTGTTGAGATTTCATCGAAGAGCATGAAGTCGTAGAGAGACATTTGAGTATAATTAGAATTTAAGTAAGAACTACCTATTTTTGGGTTAAGCGTTCCTATATTCAATTTAGGGTCATGTAATTCAACAATATTGTGAGTTATATTTTTTAATTCACTAGCATAAATATACTTATTAAGTATTCCATCAATATAAGTACTACCTCCTATATTTCTTGCCCTATATGCTGGCACTTTATTTTCGTTAGTATCAAAATCTCTATTAAATATAGCAAAACCTCCATTTGTTCTTTGGTCGTATAAAATTGCCGTACCGGCAATAGATTGCCAATTCACCTTCATCAACATCTGTTTGCCACCGACCGTAGTAGGAATAGTAATAAAGTCGTCTACGCCATCAAATTGGTATGAACCATCTTCATTAACTCCACTTCCTTCCGCATAAGCAGAATTGTTTATCTTACCATGATTACCGTGACCTGATATATCAGGAATATAACCCAATATCTTATAGCTAGAATTTGGAATACGTAGTAGTCTAGGAGATAGAATACATTTAGGTTCATTATCATCAAATATATAAGCACTTTTAGCCTTAAATACCATTGTTTTTTCAACAATAGCTTTAGAACTAGTTACTTGATTGCCATTCAATAATAATCCAAATATATTATATATATTAGGAAGTAGATTAGAATCAGCGGCAGAACCTATTATAGTAATAGTAGAACCTACTCTGAATTTACCTCCCCAAGATACTTCGTTACCATTTTCATCCTTGAATCTCAATAGAACTGGATATGGCTGAACAATGTCCTCAAACCTGATGTACTCGTCAATAGTGATGTTTATCTTTTGAGGGGATTTGTCAGATAAAGTACCATTAAAAGTAAACCTGTTACCATTAACACTAGGAGTCCCCAAAGACACTCCATTTACTGTCAAGGATGTAACTTCGTCTGCTGCACCCTTCGTTGTTACAGCAATTCTCAATTTAGAATTAATCGGATAGTAGTTTCCTACAACAGCAGGAAGGGTATCTATATAACAATTTACTACTTGATATTCGGAATTACTCTTCACTATCGGTCTAAACTCCACCATATCCGGATACAGCGTACCCAGCTTGTGCTTCTTTAGCTGACGTTCTATTAAGAACTCGGACATACTATAGGGGAAAGACATGAGAGAGTAGATAGCACCGTTAAAGAATCTTTGGTCATTGTCTCTAAATGTTCCTAGCCAAAGAGTATCACTATCAACTCCTTCGCCTACTGTTAAATCAACATCTCCACATTTATATTTACTTTGATATAACAAAGCTCTTGTAAAATCATCTCTATTAAACGAAGTAACTCCTCCAAAAGAATAAGCCTGTTTACCCGGTTCAACTTTTGTATTAGCTGTCATTAAAATAAAAGCTCCTTGATTAGCTACATGAGATTTAGATACAACACCAGCTACCCATTTTTCAGATGAAGCACAACTTATTCTCTCATAGTCTATAATGAAAGTATAATCCTTGTAAATCGGCATCCCTGTCACCTTACCGAAGTCATCTCCTCCGTTAAGGAGGAGAGCACCTGCGTGGGAGGGAATCTGGGTGATGGTTATATCACAGTCTCCAATATATCCTCGTATAGAAAATCTAAAATTGGTATTGTGAGAATCACCTTGATATGCAGCCGAAGCAGGTAAATCATAAATACCATCGGTAGAATACTGTTTAGTTGTGCTATTACCGGATTCATCTAAATACGTAAACTCTAATATAGCTCCAATTTCATCTAATCCGATCACTTGTATTTTTGTGGAATTAATGGCTGCTAAAGTTTGTCCCCAATTATAGAAAATATTTCCAACACCATCTTTTATAATCTTGCTAATTGAGCATGATTTATAGGTAGCTGTAAATACTGATGTTGTATTATTATAATTTAATGATGCGAAATCAACCTCATACTTCCCAATACCTGAATCCCCTTTCCAAGCAATATTGTTCAACTGTATATCCCTACCGTTACCTGAAAAGTCAATCAGCGTGTCGCCAAACTCTGCGTGGTTCTCGTTGGTGATGCCCTGCTTAGCAATATTGCAATAGATGTCAGATTTGAGCGTTCTATCCAAGTTGAAGTAAGCGATTACTTGGTTGATTTGGTCGGTAGTCAGTACCTTGTTGGCGATGATTGTCCAGTACCAAGCTACTTGACTAGTTTCAACTATGCTGCCATTACTAATATATCCAACTACACTAAATTTTGAGGACAAATTAGTATTACTAGAGGCAGAGGCAGTATAATTTGCTTTATCTCCTAATATATTATTTATTACATTAATAGTAGAACCTTGAATATTGTCTTTATACCATCCGTATATTCCAGTCTTATCTGTTAGACTAATTGCATTTCTACCTACAACACTTCCAGAAGTTCTAATATTATTTGTAGTAATAAAGTTACTAGGTTTATCTATCTGATGAATCATACTAACAACAGTAACCTCATCAGTAATACCCATCTCCTGTACGGTCTTGGTGGAAGTAATCAGGTCGTCGATTCCGTCGGTTACGAATGCACCTTCGAACAGGGGAAGCATTTCGATAGTTACTTCTTCATCTACTGCAAGAGTAGACAAATCAAACCATAATAAGTAATACAAAGAGTTTGTACTAATATCTATTTGAGCTAGTTCTTCTTCGTTTAGTGTTTTTAAGTTAGTATAATTGTCTTCATTAGGATTTAATACAAGTTCTTGTACTCTAACACTTTTATCTTTTCCTTCTGAAATGCTAAGACCGTGTACGTCCCAAATGACAGTTATATTCTTATTACTATTAACTTTAAATGGAATAACATTCGATATAAGCCCTCTAAATGTGCTGTTTTGGAAATACCAAAAATTAGGACCAGTTAATCTTTTTAGAGTAATACTATGCCCATTTCTCGACACAACTTCAACACTATCATTGCCTTCTGTATTATACCAATCTAAAGTATTATCAAACTTGGCAAACTCATAACCTCCATAACTGGACATTTTATCATAAGCCGCATTACTAATCACAAACGGATTGTCAGGGTCTACCAAGTTCTTGACAACAGCCCGATCCGGATCGTCGTTGCTCTTACCGTAGCAGATGCAGACGGCTTTCAAGGAGGCTAAGACTTCCGGGTCGATGTAGGGACGGTCGGTACCGGAAGACGAACCACGGGAGGGCGAACCGATTTGGTTTAAGCCGATCCGGTTAAGCCCCACTACATTTAAAGACAACCTGTTAAGCTTCATTGCCGGATTCGGTTACTGTTCCACTTAAAACTTCGCTGTCACTTTCGACGCGGATTGTCTTTGGATAGACCAATGCCGAAAAATAACAGTCTATAGTCGTCCCTGCATTGTACGCAAGACTTCCGGGCAAAACAACGGACCCAAAATTCCCCTCATTTGTCGTCCGTTGAAGGATACTTACCCGACCGTAGTTGTCGCGTTCCAAATGGATGTTGAAATCGGAATTTACCTGAAATTCCGCATACCATACGCTACTGTTCTTTTTGAACTCCAAATTTATTGTTGCCATGATTGTTCCTCCTATTGATTAAAGTTTATAATAAATCCCATCCGGCTTCTATGTCAGCCATAACAGCCGGAACTCCATTCTCAACACGTGAGATGGCAGCAGCAAAAGCGCACATGGTTGCTTTGTCGTTGATGTCCGGAACGTATGTGTTCGGGACTTGCATTTCGCTACATACACGGCTGATATATCCGGCTGTATTGTTTTCGTTCTCCGGTGCCCACCGGTGGATAAAATCTGCCACCGTCTGACAGCCGTGTCTTTTACGGTAGTTTTGCAAGGTTCGGATAAGGGCACGGTAACCCCATTTCATTTCCGTAAACTGGAAGAACGATTTGTCCTCCTGCTTTTCTCTCAATCCCTGCCATTTATCCTTTGTGATCCGGATGTTGCCCGGATTATTATTTCTCAAACCTCTTGGTAAACTCATGTTTATTTCCTCCTATAATATCAATGTTAATACTCCCAACGCCAGACCCACGCAATCACAGATGATGTCTTTAATTGAAAACTCTGTTTTCTTGCAGTACTTGTCGTATACTTCCTTCAGAACGAAGATTACGACGGTTATAATGATTGCTTCCCATAGTGGCGTATATTTCGATAGCCACATAACCAAGTTCTGGCATACTATAATGTGAGCCATTCCGTCTATTCCGATCTTGGATAGAAGCTTGCTGGCTAAGGCGCTGATTTTATTTATTTGATTCATGTATTTCCTCTTTTTCGATTATATCCTTCACATCTTCCTTGTCAACCTTAAACACCTTCTTACCAAACACGCCCAAAGCCCCGATAAGATTGATGTTAATCCCTTTGGGCTTCAGTATATTCCCGACTATCGAGCATCCCTCTATGAAGCATACCAATAAGCAGGAATACACATCTATAGGATATTCATTGTGGCTTGCTACGCTAATCATACAAACCATACAGACGAAAGCGAAGTAAGTGACCATCTTTCCCATAGTGGCACGGATCGCACGTGAGAATCTGACCTTTTCACCCATTAGTATACTTTTTCTTACTCCGAATAGGAGATCACAGAGGATTACAGCACATGAGACAATCAGCCATGGAATCATATTTTGCAATGATTCGGCAACAAATGCAGTGGCTATTGCGGCAAATCCTCTGGTTGTGGTATGTACTATTGCTTCTTTCATACGATACAAGTTAGATAAACGGTTAACAACGAAATTACCTCAATCCAGAACATAGGCTTTCTCTTTATGAAGTCAGAGATGAAATTGCCTGTCCAGTGCTCACTCATGGAGATAGCCATGTACGCAATGAATCCAGCCCATAATAAAAGCCAATACCAACTATTGCAACCTACCCATATCTGGGAAAAAATTAAAGACATGGCGGCACCGATACAGTGAGGAACTTTTTGTTCTGTTTTGAAATTGGGAGATACACCAAGTATAGCCATCCCGACAACCGAAAGGAATACAAGAAACTGACTGTTCTCCGTGCTTGCTTCCAAAGCTGCCGGAAGAAGCAATGCACCGGAGCCGATCATGCACAAACCGAACCAAAACTTATGCGTCAGGGCATAGTAGGT